ATTTGAGTTTTTCATAAATAATTTGATTGAGTAGCAAAGTAATGAACTTTATTTTTAATTACAAAATTTATTTTTTGAAAAATATTTTTTATTTATTTAATTTAATTAATTAGCTTTGCCTAACTAAACAAATAACCTATGGAAAGATGGATAAACGAACATGAAATAATGCACAGAATAAGAAATCATCCCGATTTAACGAAAGATGATAAAAAAGATTTTTACTTTGATATACTGATGTTATACACTAGTAAAAAAGGTCAAGAAAAATTAGATAAACCAGTAATTAAAAATCAAGAACGAAATAAAATAAAAAAAGATGGCATACAATAGTACAATTATAACAAAGAAAAAGCGTTGTGTTAATTGTGGTAATATTGATTATTGGTTTTCAAAGAAAATGTGTAAACAATGTGCTACCGTACACTCTACGCAAAAAAGATTAGAAGAATTTGAAGATGATACAGAAAGTTTTCAGAATCTTGTTCAAGACCTTGACCATGTATTTAGCCAATACATTAGAAATAAATATGCAGATAAGACAGGTATCGTTGAATGTTACACTTGCAGTAAAAAACATACGATTGCAGAAATACAATGTGGTCATTTTATGGGTAGGTCAAATTTAGGTACAAGATGGTTAGAAGCTAATTGCAGACCACAATGTATGGAATGTAATTACTTTAAAACTGGTAATATAGAAGAGTTTGAATACAAATTACACGAAGAAAATAATGCTATAGTTGAATATTTAAGAGAAACAGCTAGGCAAACAGCAAAACCTACAAAAGATGAGCTAAAAGGCTTAATCCTAGAATACAGAGCAAAGCTAAACTTGGTAAAAAAGAAATTTATTGCTCAACCATGAGCCGATTGTCAATCATTTTCGGCTCAAAGTTGCCTTATTGCGTAACTTTTGTGATTGATAAGTTTACTATTAGAGAACTTTGTAACCAAATTGGTAACATTTATTCGTACGATAAAGTGTGATTAAGTTACATAAATTAGTAGAAATGCAAAAAAAGGCTCCCAAGTAGAAACTTAGGAGCGATAACCTTTAAACCTTTAACTATGTCTTATGCAACACAAATATACAAATATTTAATTAAATTTATTTTTTTAATTAAATTAATTAAATTAATTTTGTTCCAAAACACACAACATGGCAAGAAGTATTTCCCCCGATTCGGTTTCTAGTAAAGTAGCCGACTTAAAACTAGGCGAGCATCTTAGATTAGATAACCCATACACCTCTGTAATGGTTATGGTATCTAATTTAAAGAAAAAAGAAGCTTACAAAGACAAACTATTTAAGATTAAAGCTATTGACAACACAACCATTGTAACCAGAATTAAATAAACCATTATTATGCACATACAAACGATTAACTACACTAGAACATTTAACTTAGGGAACTATTCTTCTGAAAAAATTGGCGTTGAATTTGCTCTTAACGAGGGCGAGTCTGCCACCAAAGCCCTTGACTATGCAAGAGAACTTGTGGAAGAGTATCACAAGCAAAACGTAATTAAATTAAAAGATTTAAATGAATTTTACCAAGAAGTTCCGGATGAAATTATTCCCACCCAATCTAAAAAATCTTTAGCTGAAAAAACAATAGAGTTTATAAATGCTTGTAATACTAGAGAGGAGTTAAGAGCATGGGAATTAATGGCTAAAAATAATCCAGATGTATTGGAATCTTATAATGCTAAACATAAATCTTTATAACTATGAATTGGAATGAAACACTAATTAGAGCAAGCTCTGTAGGATATTTAATGACAGAACCAATAACCAAAGCTGATAAAGAAGCAGGAGTACTTTCTAAGACTGCACAAAAACATTTGCTAGATGTATATATTTCTGAAAAGTATAATAGGAGAAGAGATATTCAAACAAAGCAAATGAAAAAAGGTATTGAAGTAGAACAAGAATCGATTGATTTATTGTCTATGTACTTAAAGAAACCTTTTACTAAAAATACGGAAAGATTTTCAAATAAATACATAACAGGGCTACCAGATATTATTGATGATGGAATTATTGATATTAAATCTAGCTATGACCTGTGGACATTCTTAGGGAATATACCAGACAAGCTTGATAATTTATATTACTGGCAAATGATGTCATATATGTGGCTTGCGGGTAAAACCAAAGCTACTATTGCTTATTGCCTTGTAAATACACCCGATAATATAATCCAACAAGAGAAATATTACTTACTTAAAAAGCTAGATGTAATTTCAGAAGAAAGCCCAGAATTTGTAAAAGAAGCAATGAAGATTGAATTAAACATGAAGTTTGATGATATATCTATGGACGAAAGAATACTAATGTTTGAAGTTAGTAGAAACGAAGATGATATTTTACGCATTGAGCAAAAAGTAGAAAAAGCAAGAGAATTTTTACAAGATATTGAAAACACCCACAAAAACTTTAACAATGGCAAAAGCTAAAAAAGAAAAAAAATTAAACCTTCCGCAAAATGCAGAACCATTAAACGGATGCGATTTCTGTATGCAATTTGATTATGATGAGCCTCATGTAATTGGCGCAAGCGAAGATGCTGATGGAGTTTTAGAATTAGTAATAAAAGCTTATCTAGATGCAGGCTTAACTTTTGTATGCCCTACTACACAAAAGAAATTAAGAATATATGCTAGACCATTATCAGATAGGGGTAAAGAAATTCTAAATCAACAAAAGGAAGTTAAAAATCCATAATGGAATTTAAAAGTGCTTTAGAAGAAGGATTTCAATATGAAATAATAGTATTAAACATTATTAAAAAAAAATATCCATTAGCATATAAAATTGAAGGTTATTTTAAAGAATATGATATTTATGTTCCAGAAAATGACATTAAAATTGAGGTTAAATTTGATAAAAAGTCCCTTGTAACAGGAAATTTAGTGGTAGAAATAGAGATGTTTAATAAACCAAGCGCTTTGTTTACTACCAAAAGTGATTATTGGGTTTTTTGTGATGGAGCTGAAATAATGTGGATTGCTCCAATTAAAATTAAAGATATTATAATTTGGAATGAATTAAAAGCTGTTACTTTTATTGGAGATGGAGATACTCAAAAAAAAAGAGCTATCCTTGTTCCCAAATATTTAATTAGAAACAAATCAAAAATAAATAAAATATGACCCCTAAGATTTTTTATGAGCATTAGCAAATTTTCTAGCAGCTTCAACGCTACCAAAACCCCAAGCTTTTAATGCTAATGCTTTCCTTGTTGGTTCTCCATTAGGTTTTTTCATTGCCCCAAGCATACCAGCAAAACGAGCTGCAAAAGAAACTCTGCGAGGATTAACGCCAGCTTTAACCGGAGCTTTTAGATTGCCCCCAGTTTCAGAATTATATGATGCTCTGCCTTTAGCGTTTAAACCGCCTTCAGGATTTTTCCCTTCTTTACGTTGCCAAGCTCCTGCCATAACTATTTCTTTTCTTCTGATTTAATTTTCTTTTCTTGCTTTAGCATTTCGGCAGTTGGTTTTTTACCGCTTCCTTTATTAGCACGAATGTTGTCCCATAATCCGCGTGGAGAATACGAGCCATCTGCTCGCTTCATCATCTTTAATTTACTTTTCATTGCTTTGGTATTATTGTTCCTACTGAATATGTTGCTCCTATTGGAGCTTGTGTTACTGCTGTTTCGCCCGGCACTGCTCTTATAGCTCTGCGCATTGGAAATGCTAATTCATTAAGTGGTCCATAACATTCTGCTATAGTTACACCATTAACTTTCTTTGGTAATATTTTACATGGCATACACCACATATTACTCATGCTACTATCTGGTGAATTGGTAATTGTAAATGTACGATTAACCGTAGGTAGCTTCTCCCAAGTTGGAGCTTGAGGAACTGAATCATAATACCAAAAATAAGACCACACAGTTTTATCTGTACTATCAGGTGTTACTGATGGATTAGGAACCAATATATTATTTGCAATAGACGGACCATCCATTACAGGACAAGCTGCTACTCCTTCTAAAAATTCTTTACCTTCTACGGTTATTGTATCGCCAGTTGGTATTGCCCCAGATGCTCCACAAAAAGCAAACTTACCTTCAACAACAACTAAAGCTCTTTCGTAAGCAACTCTTGATTTATTACTTTCGTTAACTGTGTACGCAATAAAAACTACCACCACAAATACCAATAAAATTGTTAATGTTTTTTTCATATTACTTTAAACTTAATAAATATAATGTTTTAGCTATTAAAGTAGCAATTTCGTCTATTTGATTTTGAACCCAAGATTCTTCATAAATTTCTTTTCTTTCTTCTTGAATTGTTTTATATAAAGATTCAAAATATTTAACTACTTGTTCTGAGTTTTTATAATCTGTTGGACTATCAATTTGGTAATGCATAGGTCTATCATAAATTCCACTAACGCTTTCTACTAATCCATCTGTTAAACCAAGGATACCATCATAAAACTTACCTAATGCTTTATGAACAGCATAAGACTCGGTTTGGTGGTGCCAAACAACAGATTGGTCAAATGAATCTTTAAGGTAAGATACAAAGTATGAAAATTTTTCTTCAGCCATAATATAAAATTTTAGCTAAGATACGAATTATTTCCAATTCTCAGACTTCCATATAGCCAAATCTAGACCTTTTAAATTTTCAGGGGGTGTCGGTAAGTAATTAGCTATTTCTTCCAAATTTGGGGCCTTTGTGTAATAAGGAGGCATATTCTTAAAAGGAGCGCCTCTTTTAACTTGACTAGAACCATAATTGTCCATTAAATAATTTAACACAGATTGCGCCGATGTCAAATTCTGCTCTTTTTGAATCATATCCAACTTATATAAGTCAAATCTAACTCCA